ATGGCGGGTAAAGTCAGAAACTTAATCAATCGCTCTGGAAGATATCACGCGCGGCTCGTGGTTCCCAAGGACTTGCGCGCGGCAATTGGGAAGACTGAAATAAGGTTGCCTTTAGGTGGCGACTACAGGGAAGCCCTAAAGTTGCTGCCCGGCGCAGTGGCGCAGCTTCAACATAAGATCGCCATAGCAGAACGTGAGGCAACACCGGGGCGGCAAACGACAGCTGCACGTTATCCTCTTGCACCAGACCAGATTGCGCACAGCCACTACATGCAGCGAATTGCCTTTGATGAAGTTTTGCGAAACGATCCACGATATCCCAGCGTTGGGATTGATGACGTTTTGGTTGACCGCTTGCGTGACGCAATAGCTGGCCGCGCCAATGACACGGAGTTAAAAGCATTAGTAGGTGTTCAAATTGATCGTTTCCGGGCCTCTGGCAACGTTACCGCCGAGCCGGGCAGTGATGAATGGCGCATTATCGCCCGTGCCCTTTGCAGTGCCGAACTTGAAGCGCTGGCACGTGTTGTAGAACGCGACGAGGGAGATTTTTCGGGGCAACCCACAGCACCGATCATCAAAGATGCACAGCCGCCAGAGGAACCGCAACAGCGGGTTAGTCTATCGAAACTCTGGGCGGAATACGTTGCAGTGCGGATGCAGGCGGGGTTCATGCGTGATGGCGGGAAACGGCAACGTTCGGTGATTGAGAATCTGCGTAAGTTCTTAAAACACGACGATGCAGACCGAATCACAAAAAAGGATATGCTGGCGTGGCGCGATTTCCTGTTGCGCACCAAGGCGGCTAAGACCGTGAGCGATGTTGATCTTTCAACCGTCCGTACATTGTTGAATTGGGCCGCAGAGAATGACCGTCTGCCGGAGAACGTTGCAGCCACAGTGAAACAGCCAAAACCGCGCAAAGTATATTCCCGCGAGCGTGGATATACCTTGGATGAGGCCGTGAAGGTTTTGAACGCGTCTAGGGCATACCAGCCTAACAAAGATGGAAATGGCTACATTCGAGAGAAATCTCAGCTAGTAGCGGCTAAGCAATGGGTACCGATCATATGCGCTTTCACAGGTGCTCGTGTTTCTGAGATTACCCAGCTTCGTGCCGAAGATATTCAATGTCAGAACGGGCAATGGACGGCTCGGATTACGCCAGACGCAGGCACGGTGAAATCTGGTGGCTATCGTGACGTGCCTTTGCACCAGCAGATTATCGATCTTGGTTTTGCTGATTTTGCGCGGGATGCAGGGCAGGGGCCTCTGTTTCACAATGGTGCCGATTCGGCGAAGTATGAGCAAAAATCTAAACAAGCATCTAACCAGCTTGCTGACTGGCTTCGAAAGAATGAACTATGTCCAGAGGGTATGCAGCCTAACCACGCTTGGCGGCACCGGCTGAAAACGCAATGTCGGGAATTGGGTATTTCTGATCGTGTCGTGGATGCCATTCAAGGCCACGCGGGAAGGACCGCTGGTGATGCTTATGGTGACGTGACCCTTAAGACCAAGATTGACGCAATCAACAAGCTACCGGCATACGATCTAGGATCATGACCTGTTGCTCCATATTGGACGAAGGTCAGCAGTGCGGACAAAGCTGCCGTTCGTCTAAGCGTCTTTGGTCTGATAGCTGACGACAAGTTGGAGCCGTTTAGACACCAAGTTCCGCACGCAAGGCATTAAAGCGGTTCTCAATTGGAAAACCTGGTACGGGCTTTGCGATATCGAGATTAGCGCCTGAACCTACCGGATCAGCAATGCTGGTGCCATCGGGATTGATCCAAATAAGATAACAGGTTTCTTCTTCGCCACTGGAGGCTGTTTGGCCATTCTGTTTTCCGTAATAGACTAGTGTGAAACAAAGAGCATTTCCCGCGCTCCAACTTCCAATGGATATTGGCGAACCACCCGCTGGGTCTATGCCTTTCAGGCTTCCATCTATACCTAAATAGGTTCCACCCTCACCGGTCTTAACGAATTTCCCTGAAAAATGTTGGACTATCTCGGCTTGACTTGCCGGAGCCCCGCGCGCTTCAAAGTTTCTCGAGGTGGTTGTATTGCACGCAACCAAGAACACCAGGCAAATCGACAAAACGACTGCAGGTCTCAACCCACATGTTACAATTTTCATTGGAAATATCCTTTGTCAGCATGGTATTCGCCGTGTAGCAGGACTGGTTCGCCAAACGCGGCTCAGCCGAGCCTTGCAGGCGCTAGTACACTTGTTTGCGGCGTAAATCTGGCTAATCAAGTATTGAGGAGCGGCTGGATCAGTTGGACATTGGTTTTAACTACGTAGACGAAGCGCATCGAAGGCAGCGACATCTCTTTTCCATCAACGCGAACCGCGCCGGGCAGCACCAAAATCTCGTATGTCTGGTTTTGAACGGGATTGATGTTAAAGATTGCCTTGCCGACATGTATTCTGTTTCGGTCGCCAGCGCGCCTCACGTCCGGTCCTAAAGTCGAAGTTGGGGCGTAACGGCGTCCACCTGAGACAAGCCGCAGACGGTCAGGGACGATCGTGATTTCGGTAGTTGTCGCGGCGTAGGCTCCGACCAATGCCATGACCCGGCCATCTCTATTTACACTCAGGCTTACGCTAACGTCATGTCTGCGACCGGGGCCGATAGGAAACTCAACCCCCCAAACGGCGCGGCCGCATCCTTTAATTTCCTGCGCATTCAACTCTGCACATTGCGGCTGAAAGAAACGGTGGGTGGTCTTCGATGGGATCGGTACGCAACCCGCAGAAATTACGATCACCGCGAGAATGGCAAGGAAAGGAAATTTCATAAGAGCCTACTTGTTGTTCGCGATTTCAACCTACACCGGCCGATCACGCAAACAAAGTATGGAATACCTGACCAACTTCCGCAGGTTGGTTCGGTTGGGTGCCCGGTCGCAGCCTGACGTTAGCGTAAGCCTGTGGGTAAATAGAGCTCAAGATCCTGGTGAGTGAATGAATGCTATGGGCTGATTGTGTTGAAAAACTCCGCATCCCGAAAATCGTATCAAAAACTCAGAACATTGTTCCGCCTCATGGCCTTCTGGCAAACCTTGTTTGCGAAGCCGCGCCCTTGCGGGACTATATTCCGCCGGTCTGCCTGTCCCTGACCGGAGACCGACTTTTTCAACACAATGGGCTCAAAGCGGACAACTGACGATTTTACTTTGGTTATGGCCTAATTTGAATGCTATCGTTATAATATAACATTTATCTTCCACTGCGATTCAATGTGTGGTAATTATGTCACACACATAATTGCACGTGGATCGAATGGCATTTACGAAAATCAAAAAGGTCCTTGGTTTCTCAACCGAGGAAAAGGCTATCTCGCTTACTGACGCAGAGGCCTTTGGGCTGTTCGCAGCGACACCAACCGCAGCCGGTATTCTGGTTAGCCCGAACAGCGCCATGCGCGTTCCTGCTGTATCATGTGCCGTTGGCTTGATCGCAGATACGATTGGATGCTTACCAGCCAAGGTGTACCAGCGGGACGATAAGCAGGCAGCAAAAGATCACCCCGCTTACAAACTGGTGCACGAAGCAGCGAATGAGTGGACCAGCGCCGAACAGTTGCGCACCGAACTAACTACAGACGCCCTACTGATCGGCAATGGCTATGCTCTTGTCACCCGCCTGCGCGATGGCACCCCGTTTGAATTGCACCGGATCGACCCGGCAAATGTGCGCACCGAGCACGCGCCAGATGGTGAGCCCTTCTATATCGTTCGCACTTCGAGTGGCGATGTGCAGCACAGCTTTCAGGACGTGCTGCACCTTCAACCATTTGGCGGCATTTCACCTATCACCCTTGGCCGCGAAGCCATTGCCTTGGCACTGGCCTTTGAGGGCCATATCGGCGGTGTGTTTGCCAATGGGGGCCGTCCGTCCGGGATAATCAAATCACCCAAGTCTCTGGATGTTGAGGCCAAAAAGAAATTGGCCGCGAGCTGGTTTACTTCCCATGCTGGCCAGAGCGCAGGTGGCACCGCAATTCTGGATGAGGAAATGGATTACAAACAGTTGTCCATGACCCTCGCGGACACACAGTTTGCCGAAAATCGCCTTGAACAGACCAGAGAAATCGCCCGCGTATTTCGGGTTCCGCCGACCATGCTCTTTGAGCTTTCACGCGGCACTTGGTCCAACACCGAAGAGATGTTCCGGCAGTTCCACAAGGTCACCCTGAAACCATGGTTGAAGCAATGGGTCTGGGCCTATTCACGCGTCCTGCTAACCCCAGAAGAGCGCGAAGCCTTCTACATCGAATTTATCACTGACGACTTGCTGACTACCGATACCGCAGCTCGTGCAACTGCCTACGGGCAGTATCGCGCAATGGGGGCACTAACCGGCAACGAGGTGCGCGCAGGATTGAATCTGCCACCCCATGATGACGGCAACGAGCTGCAAAATCCCTTCACGACCAGTGCAGCAAAGGAAAGCGCATGAACCACACGGCATTCTTCGGGGATGGTGAACACATCTTTGCCCTGACAGACGACATGATCACCGAACTAGAACGGATCACCGATCTTGGGATCGGTGCGATCTACCTGCGCGCGGTGAACATGCAATTCAAGTTGGCCGATCTGGTCGAGATCATTCGGCTTGGCCTGATCGGCGGTGGCAACACCCCGGAACAGGCTATGCACCTGACTGATAGCTACGCCCGGAACCGTCCGATTGACGAGTTGTACCCGCTGGCGCTGGACGTACTGGATAATCGTTGGGGTGGCTCCGACGAAGATGAGCCTGCCACATGAGCGAACGTATAGAAATTAAGGCGCAGTTGTCTGTCACTGAGACAGGCGAGATCACCGGTATCGCATGGCCTTTTGGCACCCCGGATCGTGTTGGTGACGTGATCGAAAAAGGCGCGTTTACCGCACCCGATACCTTGCCGATGCTCTTTGCCCACGATCAAAATCAGGTTGTTGGCGTCTGGGACCAGATTAGTGAATCCAGTGAAGGCCTGACCGTCAAAGGTCGCTTGCTGGTCGAAGATGTAGAACGGGCGCGCGAAGTTCGCGCCATGATCCGCAGTAAGGCCGTATCGGGTCTGTCTATTGGCTTTGTCACAAAGAGCGCCAAACGCCATGCCAAGGGCCGCACAATTAGCGCCGCCCAGCTTCATGAAATCTCAATCGTAGCCATCCCGTGTCATCCGGGTGCGCAGATTACATCCCTCAAATCCGATGACACCCCCAATTCCTCAAAGGAGAATCCACACGTGGAAAATGAAGAAAACGAAAACGAACTGGAAGCGCAAACCCCGGCTAACGACGCCCCCCAGGTCGATCTAAAAGCCTTCAATGAGATCAAAGCCCGCCTTGATCGCATGGAAGCCAAATCGAACCGCCCGCAAGGCGTTCACATCATCGCCCCCGCTGACAAACCAGAACGCAAAGCCTTTGATGCATTCCTGCGTCGTGGCGTTGAACGGATCAGCCCAGACGAAGTTAAAGCGCTGACTATTAGCACTGCCACGTCCGGTGGCTATTTGGCCCCTGAAGAATTCGGCGGCGAATTGATCAAACTGCTGAATGAATTTTCGCCCATTCGCAAATATGCGCGCGTCGTGAATATCTCCGCACCTGACATCATCTATCCGCGCCGGGTTTCTGGCACAGCCGCCACATGGGTTACTGAGACTGCTAATCGCACTGAAAGTGGCATGACATTTGAACAGGTCAAGTTGACACCACATGAGCTGGCAACTTTCACTGACGTTTCAAATCAGCTTTTGGAAGATAATGCCTATAATCTCGAAGGTGAGCTGCTTGCCGACTTCGCAGAATCCTTCGCCAAAACCGAAGGTTTGGCCTTCGTAAATGGATCAGGAACGGAGCAGCCAACCGGCATTATGACCGCAACCGGAATTCCCGAGATCAAAACGGGTGCGGCTGACGGTTTCCTCGGTAACCCCACAGATTTGATAATTTCGATGTTCCACCAGATTGCCACCACCCATGCGCAAAACGCTGTTTGGGTGATGAATAGGAACACCTTAGCGATACTTCGCCAGTCGGCAGACACAAGTGGGAGGTATTTGCTAATCGATCCGATCAGCGAAGGCGCACCTGCTACCCTTCTGGGCCGTCCAATTGTTGAAATGACCGACATGGATGACATTGCCGCAGGCAGTGCCCCAATCTTGTTTGGTGATATGACTGGTTATCGGATTGTTGATCGTATCGGCCTGTCCACCATGCGTGATCCATACGCACTGGCGACAAATGGTCAGGTTCGTTTCCATGCCCGGAAACGCGTTGGTGCAGACCTGACGCACCCGGATCGCTTCATTAAACTGCGTGTCGCTGCGTAATGAATAAGCGGCTCGCAAATGATCGGTTTGAGTTGGCATTCGGTGGAAACACCGTTTACCTGCGCCCGTCATTGCGGGCCGCTACTTATCTTGAACACTTGCATGACGATTTCCCGGCGCTGTTGAAGAAACTTGAGCAATTCCATACCGGAACTGTACGCGAGATTGTGCTATCCAGCGCCACTGATAGGCATGCCGCTGAGCGCCTTCTGACTAGCGCCGCAAGCAAACCACTATCGGCTTTCATCAACGCCACACAGGCCACACTCTTCGGGCTTTGCGTGGCACTACTACCAACACCCCCGGAAGATCAGAAAGAAGCCAAGCCGACAGGCAAACCAATGCCACTAGGTGAGGTCTATAAAGAGCTTTTTCGCATTGCTACAGGCTGGTTGGGCTGGCCCCCAGAAACAGCATGGTATGCCACGCCGCAGGAAATCACCGAAGCATTCACCGGCCACATTACCAAGTTAAAGGCCATCCACGGCGAAGCTGAAGATGATGATGCCACTGGCCCTTCAGATGAACAGCGCAAACAAAACACCGAACAGGGTCTTGATCCTGATTTCGACCGTGCTGGGATGCACGCACTCAAAGGCTTGGGGAAACTCTAATGCCACGGCCACCCCATCTCTGCACATGTGGCCGCACAGTGCCGCATGGTATGCGTTGCACCTGTCAGATCGCTTCCACCCGTGCCCGTAACAAACGCCACGACCGTAACCGCCCGTCTGCATCGGCACGTGGCTATGGCCATGGCTGGCGCAAAGCACGTGCAGCGTTTCTAAAGATCAATGATCGCTGTGCCCTCAAAGGATGCAGCGCCAAAGCAACCGTTGTTGATCACATCATCCCGCACAAAGGTGATGAAGCCCTGTTCTGGGATCGCACAAACTGGCAGCCACTTTGCGCACCCTGTCACAACCGGCACAAACAACGGTTGGAACGCCAGCAATGACGCATGACGGATCACAAGCACTTTGGGTTGCGGTTTTAATGTTGGTGATTGCTGACGCCCTTGAAGGTGTAAGCGGCATTCAGGGTAATACAGTCGTTAAAATCGATGCAATCAAACAGGCGCGCAACTACCTGACCATTAAAAATAGTAACTTCGATACGGTGTGTGATCTGGCAGGAATAGATGCTGAGTTTCTGCGCGAACGTATGACTGGGCTTATCGCCATGGCACCTTCGCCGGATGATCTGGTCAATCGGCGCATAATAGTAACACCCATTAAAATGAAAGTTCGCAACCGTGGCTACAAGCAGAACAGGCGCAGGCCTGAGCAGGCGGGGGTAGTCTCCAATTTGGGCGTGTTTTTAGGGACCGGCGCGGGAAGAGACGCACAAGAGACGCCTAAAATAAGTTTTTCAAAAAGGAAGGCGAGCTAATGGCCGCACTGACACCCGTTGCTCTGCTCAAGAGCCAACTCAACCTAGACCACGATCTTGACGACGCACTGCTAGCACACAAGCTGGACGCCGCTGAAATCTGGATCGGCAATCATACCGGCGTGGCCTTTGCCGCTGGTGACGCAGCGCTGACTGAGGCTGCATTGCAGCTTGCCGCATACTGGTACGAACAGCGCGAGGCTGCATCCTTTGAAGGCAGTGGCAGGCCAGTGCCATTTGGCGTTCGTGATCTGCTTAATTCTTACAGAGAAAGTGTGACCGGCTATGTCGCGCCTTAAGGGATCAAAGGCATTGGAACTGCGCCTAGAAGCCATTCCGGCTGAGGTGCTGAAACACTTGAAACCGGCCTTGCTTAAGGGTGCCGGTGAGATCGCAGATAACATGCGCGCGCTGGTGCCCGTGGATGAAGGCGACTTGCAAGCGTCCATTGCGGTGACAGGACCGGGTGAGACAACCCCGGCTTATGCCGTTGGTGGTGGCAGTACGATCGCTGCACCCAATCAAGCGTTGGTTACAGTCGGCAACCCGGAGGTGCGCACCGGCCATATGGTCGAATTTGGCACCGTCAAATCAGAAGCACAGCCGTTTATGCGCCCCGGTTTTCGCATCGCCAAACCGCGCGTTATGCGGCGCATCGCCCGTGCCGTAGGACAGGCAATTAAGAAAGCAGGTGTGGCCAATGGTTGAGCCAAGCATCGCCCTTAAGACAGCCGTGCGCGCCGCCCTAATTGTGGCACCAGACGTGATCGCCCTAGTGGATATAGACAACATTCGCGCCGGTTCCACGCGTCCGGACAAACTGCCCTCTGTAATCATGGCACATGCCCAAACTCAGCACTTAGGCCGTGCATCCGGTGGGCAATATCTAACCCGTGTATTTCTCGATCTGCATATATGGGCAATCGAAGATGGCGCAGAAGCAGCGCAGGCCATTGGCCACGCTGTATCCGTAGCGCTTTGGGATGCACCGGCACCGGTTGATTGTAGCGTTGACGACTACCAGCGCCCCAGCTTTCAGTGGATGCGCGACCCACAGCCAGAGCTTGCCTACACCCATGGTGTTGCCACCGTTGAAGCCGCCATTCGGTGGAGTGTGTAACCATGCAGGCAGGCAAACTTGATCGGCAGATCACCATTGAACGCCAGACTGAAACAGTAACCGCAAGCGGCGCTGTATCGAACACATGGGCAACCGTTAACACTGTCCGGGCCGAAATGGTGCAACAGACCGCAAACGAATTCCTGACCGGGCTTGGCGAAGCTGAGAACGGCACGGTGGTCTTTCGCATCCGCTATCTGGAAGGGATCACCACGGCTGATCGCGTGACCTTTGAAGGCGCGGCCTATGACCTGAAAGAGATCGCAGAAATTGGAAGGCGGCGCACACTTGAGTTGCGCGTGGTGAAAAGCACATGAGTATTCATTCGCGCGGTGTGAAGCCGCCCCTTACCTCTGACATTGAAGCCCTGACCAAAGCACCGCCTGTGCCAAAACACTTGGCACTCCAAGCCAAGGCCGAATGGAAACGGATCATGCCCCAGCTTATCGCGCGGCGGATCATCACCAAGGCCGATCTGGCAGGGGTGGAAAACTATTGCACTTGTATTGGTCTTGTTCGCCAGATCGAAGAGGAACGTGCCGGTGGTGCGATTAATGTGCCTATGTTCGGTGTGTTGAACCGGGCCGCACAGACAGCGCGCCAGCTTGCCGCCGAATATGGTCTGACCCCAACCAGCCGCGCCCGGATTGGCAGTGCTACCCCGGATGATGATGACGGCGACAACCCACTATCCGTATGACAAATGCCAGTGCCTACCCCGACTGGATTTATGACGATAGCCCCATCCCTGACCCGATGGGCTATGGCGAACGTGCTGTTCAATTTCTGCGCCGCCTGCGCCACCCCAACAGTGATGCACCGCGTAGGGCATTCCAGCTTGCGCCTTTTCAGGAACGTATCGTTCGGCGCATCTATGGGCCACGCCATACAAACGGACGCAGGATTGTTCAAAACGTCTTTTTATTGGTGCCGCGTGGAAACCGTAAAACCAGTTTGGCGGCTGCGCTGGCCTTGTTACACACCATCGGCCCAGAACATGTGCCGGCTGGACAGGTGATCTTTGCGGCCGCAGATCGTGAGCAAGCCGGTATTGGCTTTCGTGAGGCGGCAAATGTCATTCGAGAAGACAAACGCCTGATTGCCGCGACCCGTATCTACGACGCCTTCAATTCCGCCAAGCAGATCGTTTTCAATCCCGCCAAGGTGACGTTGCGCGCCATTTCCAGCGACGGCGGTGCAGCGCATGGCCTGACACCAACATTTACGCTGATTGATGAAATCCACATCTGGAAAGGCCGCGACCTTTGGGAGGCGCTGCGTTCCGGCGCTGCAAAGGTGGATGACAGCCTGACCGTGATTGCCACCACTGCCGGACGTGGTGCAGAGACCTTGGCCGCCGAACAATATGAATATGCGCGGCGGGTGGCCTTGGGCGAGATCTCGAACCCGGCTTATCTGCCTATCTTGTTCGCAGCTGACTCGGACGAAGACTGGCAGGACGAAGACGTGTGGCACCGCGTCAATCCCGGTTTGCCGCATGGATTTCCCAGCCTTCAAGGTATGCGCGCCCTAGCGAAAGAGGCCGAACACCGGCCTGCTGATCGGCATGCGTTCCTTCAATTCAATCTGAATGTATGGCAGGCGAACAGCCGTGATCCGCTATTTGACATGGCAACCTATGACCATCGCACCTTTGATCTTAATCTTGCCGAAATGGAAGGCCTGCCATGTTACCTTGGCGTTGATATGTCGATCAGTGGCGACCTTACCGCTATTGTCGCGGCTTGGCGGCATGATGATGGCCAGATCACAATTTACCCTTGGTTTTTCGTACCCGGTGAAGACCTGAAAGGCCGCTCAGATCGTGACGGACTGCCATATGAGGTATGGCGCGACGAAGGGCTGATCAATGTCATTCCCGGCCCCATCATTGATCCGACAATGGTTGAAGACACGATCCGCGAACTTTGCGCGACCTATGATGTGGAAGAGATCGCCTTCGATCCGCATTTGGCGCGCGCCACCATGCAACGCCTTTATGATGACGGATTGCCCACTGTAGAATTCCGGCAGACCCCACTAAACATGGGTGTAGCCGCCGGTGATCTTGAGCGCACCGTCAATGGCGAACTGATCAGGCATTCTGGTCATGCAGCCCTGCGCCAACACTTTGACAGCGTGGTTGCGTCACGGAACCAAACAACCGGTCTGACCAGAATGCACAAAAGCAAAAAGACAGACCGCATAGACGGCGCAATTGCATCCGCGATGGCCGTTTCCCGTGCCTGTGCAGGCGAAACAAACAAATCACAATATTCCGGCGTCTTCGCCGAGATTTTCACTTTTTGAGGTAACAAAATGAACGTCACACTTCCCGGCCTTGTGGTCGATGTAGAAGCCCGGATCGACAAGCTTGAAAAAGGCCTGAAGCGCGCGAACGCAGTCCAAAAGCGGTCCAGCACTACCATGGAACGCCGCGCCCGTCAGAGTGCTGAGCGGATGCGTAACAGCTATGGTAAAGCCACAAATGGCATCGCATCCAGTTTCAAGAAACTGACCTTACCGGCGCTAGGTGGTCTGGCAACGGTGGGTGGTCTTAAGGCGCTTAGCCTCGTCGCCAAAGGGGTTGCGCAGATCGGCGACGAGGCTAAGCGCGCCGGTGTTCCCCTAAAGGAATTTCAAGAATGGAAATTCGTTGCAGAGCAAAACCGTATCGGCATTGACCAGATGATCGACGGCCTGAAGGAACTGAACATTCGCGCCGATGAATTTTTTGTCACTGGCAAAGGACCGGGTGCTGAGGCATTCGCTCGTTTGGGCTTTGGTGCAGACGAATTGAAAGAAAAGCTGAAAAACCCATCGGAATTGCTACTTGAGATTATGGGGCGTTTGGAAGATTTCGACACTTCCTCGCGCATTCGTATCTCGGATGAGATTTTCGGGGGCAGTGCTGGCGAACGTTTTGTTGAACTTGTCGGACGTGGCGAGGCCGCTTTACGCACGACAATCCAAGCAGCACATGACACTGGGGCGGTGCTGGATAGTGAACTTATCGCAAAAGCCGATGAGCTGGACCGGCGTTTCGCAGCCCTCCAAACGCGCGTTTCTGGTTTCGGAAAGAAGCTGGCTGTTGAACTCGCGGACGCAGGCCACAAGATTGTCACGCTACGCACCGATATTGACGATTTATTCCAGTCTTCTAATCAGGCGCGCGGATTGCTGGGCGATGACGTGGCCAATGCGCTGGAAAAAGATAGCGAAGCTGTGAAAGCGCACAAGGCTGAAATCGAACAGCTTGTAACGCAGTATGAACGCCTTGCCGATCAGGCTCGTATCCAGAGTGGCAGCCTATTAAATGCCAGCAACTTATTGCGCGGTCATGGCTATAACGACCTAGCAAATACACTAGCCCAGGTATCGGAAGAAATGAGCGATTTATCGGGCCAGATGCAGGACGGCACAATTAGCGCCGACACATTTGAAAAGCGTATGAGCGAAGCCGCCGATACTGCACAAACCGCCTTGGGCCAGATTAACGCGATTGATAAAGCCGACTTCGGCGTGGTGATTACCGGAATTGGGCGGCTTGTTACCGCTCTGGGTAATGCCGCTAACAAAGCCCGTGAACTACGCGGTGCCTTGCCGGGTGCGAGCCCAGACGGCAGCACCGATGGGCCTAGGGACCTTCGCGGTAGTGGGGCCAACCCGGCAAATGCCAGCGGTGGCACAATCACAACCCCGCAGGCGGTCAAAACCAGCCTGCGCCCCAGACTACCGGGCGTAGACGCATCCTTTGGAAACCCAGACGTGCCAACCGGAGATGGTGGGGGTAGTAGAACTCAGAGTGACTTTGAACGTGAACTTGAAAGTATCGCAGCGGAAACCGCTGCCCTGCGTCTCGAAGCACAGGCACTGGCTGGGGTTACAAACGCACAAATCCAACATGGTGATGCAATCGATTTTGCCCGGACCAAAGCTGAGTTGCTTGCCGCCGCGCAGCGCTCAGGTGTAGCAGATACGCCAGAATTGCGCGCCCAGATTGATCAGCTTGCGACAGAATATTCTAAAGCCGGTCAAGCCGCCGAAATTGCCGCAGACAAAATCGCAGAAGTGCAGGCCGCGTCCCGGCGTGGTGCAGAATCCGTTGCATCGGCTTTCGAAGGAATGGCAACCGGCGCGTTTTCGGCAAAAGAAGCCGTCGCAAAATTGATTATCGAAATTGTGAAGTTGTCACTAAAGAAACGCTTGCTGGAAACAGCCCAGAATTCGGGTGGGTTTCTTGGAAAGATTTTCAGTGTGATCGGCGGCGGTTTCGCTGCTGGTGGATTTACTGGGCAGGGTGGCAAATTCGAACCTGCCGGGGTTGTTCACAAAGGCGAATTTGTTGTGTCGAAAGAGGCAACACAGCGTATTGGTGTCGGCAATCTCGAAGCACTGCATAAAGGCGCGCTGAGGGGCTTTTCGGACGGCGGGTTAGTAGGTGGCCCACCGACCCTTAAGGCGGCCTCAGCGGGGCGCTCTGAGTCTGTGCGGGGAAGTGACCAGCCGATTACGATTAACGCGCCGATAACTATTAGTGGAAATGCCGGGACTCCAGAACAGAATAACGATCTCGCTAAGCGTATCTCGAAAAGTATGGAAGGCACTATGCGGGGTGTTGTGGTGGATGAGATCAGAAAACAGACACGTCCGGGTAATATGTTGAATAACGGGCGTGGTTAGTGTCGGAGCCGAGTATGTCTCACATCCGGAAGGATATTGAGTCAATAACACTTACCTAAACCTGACGTTTTTGCACGTCTTAAGTATATTCTTAAGAAATTATAAAACTCTTAAAAAGAGTTTAAAGACGTGCAAAAACGTCAGGTTTAGGTCACTATTACTTACCCAATATACCTTCCGGCGATGAAACTCTCCCCGGCACCCCAAGAACGCTTAAAGCCTTCACCCACAAAGGTTTTGAAATTTTATTGCCGCTAAGGTCTTGCGGTTTAATATGGTGCATGTTACATTAATACAACAGTTAAAATTAGGAGAAACTATGAACGTTCAAATCAAGCTGGCGGAAGATCGCGTGGCACAGTTACGCGGCTTTGCGAAACAAGAGGGCGTTTCAATGAATGCTGCTGTAGGCAAGCTCTTTCGCGCGCTGTACGCACACACCGATGTGACACATAATATTCCCAGTGTTCAGGTGAGCGCTCTTTCGGATGGCCTAGCAATCCGCTTCCCCAATTCTCCAATCACGGGTTTTAGTTTTGATAGCGCCGCCAAGATCGCACAGACAATCCGCGAATATCTGACCGGTAAACACGCAGGTGAAAAGTTAGTACACCTGACCGATCCCAACTCACACACGGGTAGTTTCGCAATCTGGCGCAAGGGTAACGCAATCAAGGTCGCTATTCCGGCGAATGCACCTGAGAAAAATTTCACAACCGATTTGGCCGAAGATTTTGCGGAGATATTGGAGGCTGGGGTAGCCAAGGTGGAAGCCTGAAATAGAAAAAGACCAGCGCGCCAACGCTGGTCCGAAACCACCATAAGGAGGTTGATCTAAACATGATCAAGTATAGCAAATCTGACGACGAACTGCCACATGAAAACCCAGAATTTGATAGCCGCCTTGAATGTTTTTTCAATGGTGATCCGATACCCCCGAAAGATGCAGTCGATTTTGACGTTGGTAGCCGTATTGAAGAGTTTAGGCTGCGCGATATCGAGCAGTTTGAAATCGCTATGTCGGCGCTGGATGATCTCGATTGTGAAAGCCCCGCCGATATGATCACGGCGAAATTCTACACATGCGCTTATGATCCCGACGAAGAACCTGTAGATAGAATTTATGAAGCCCCAACCATGGTAAGCCGCTATGACAAGTGCTTTGCTCGGGTAAGAGCGTTAGAGGCACAGCTTGAAAAGGCAAACCCAAATGACGCCCCCCGGGTTGCGGCTGATTTAAAGGCGGCGAATGCCGCTTGGGATATCGAAAAAGAGCGCGGCCTAAATGATCGCTTTCGGAAATTCCACCTCATAGATGGTTGGCGCTCTGGCGAGGGCCGCGACGGCTATAACACCGCGCGGCGTACCAAACGCAGCGAACCTAACACAATTCTTCAAGGTATGTCTGAGGAGGAGCGCAAAGAGCATAAGAGGGCGTTAGGCAGAAATCGCGAATGGAAGAGATCAAAAAAGAAAGCTGGCTGGTCTGATGATCAGATAGAGAACGGATTGCGTGAGAGGCTAGTTTTGAAACAAGCTTGAACATTTAACAATTTTGTTATACTATAACATTACCTACTAGGGTAACTCCTAATCACCACTCCGGAAACTTTTGAGATCAAAAAAGTAAGTCAACTTCTGGGGTGGTGAGTTAAGTCAGGACTTATTTACTTACAAAACAATACCTTACGTTTACTTTCCGCTTGATATCTGGATTCCATCTGTGCGAGTCTCACAATATCGAAACTCAATTTAGGACACTTGCACGGATGTCAGACACTTCAATCTATTTGCCGGATCACGTTTATCGCGCCCTGAAATCTAAACTGTCCAAGATGGTCGCAGAACGGTTTGAGAAACACGGCACCGACCCCGAAACCGAAGTTGTTATCGCCTTGGGTGAGATCGGGAATATCTGGCCTGAGTTTGTTCGGGATGATGCTGAGGCGGCATAGCCCTGCTGGTGTTGCACCTTCACCACAACGATAGCGAATTTCCAGATCTTGTTCAGGACGAAGAGCGCGCCGCTATAGCCCTTAAAGAAAGCGGCGCGTTTTGATGTTGAACGTCACGCCATATGTGCGGTAATTATGTAACATATCTGGGATTGCTCTCTTGGCCAGACTCCGCGCAGGATCACCGTTTGCGTGTAAGTCAGAGTGGATCACCCGGCTAACGAGAGGCTGTGTGAGATTGCGTATTAGGTTGACCTTGAGAGGGCCGGTGGAAACGCTGGCCCTTTTTGGTCGAATTGTTAAGGTTAAGTCTAACTTACAGTTCAGGTGGTAAAGTTTTGCTCCCCATTCGAATAAGAGAAATCCGAGAGTCGCAAGGCTTAACGATAAAGGCGCTGGCCGACAAAGCTCGTCTTGGCCAAGGGTACCTATCCGATCTGGAGACAGGTAAAAGACGTTGGAACTGCGATCACTTAGAGAAAATTTCTGATGCCTTAGATGTGTCTCCAATCGAACTACTGCCACGAACGGATGAGCAGAGTTCGACTACGAAAGGCCAGAAGGTTTTCTTTCAGATGGCAGAGTTGCTCGGAGTTATGGGTGACTTGCCGGATACCGAGAGAGAACGTGTTATCAACTTTGCGAAAGCACTGAGAACCTCGCAATCATCGAAGGTTAAACGTTAGGATCGCATGAGAACCGCTGAGTTATGCTCCAAAAATCTGTGACGGGATATAAACGAGGGGCGCCACCAGCTTACATGCACGCTTTAAGCGAGAGTAATCAATTTAGCGCAGTGGCGACTGGATGAAGAGGTAGGCATGCAAGATCAAAATAGCCAAGAAAAACACCAACACGAATTGAATATGGAGCACGCCAAGCGTGCTCACGATCTAAACCGGCAAACCAGCGCTGATTTCTCAAGGGCGGCAATTGAATCGGCGAATTTGGCTATACGGTCCCTGATCCTCATAAACGGTGGCGCTGTCATTGCGCTCTTGGCCTTCCTTGGTGCGCTTGAGGCTGGAGACGTAGGTAATGCGGTGAAATCTGATGCACTTGTCGCACCCATACGTTGGTTCGCGCTAGGGGTAGGCTTTGCGGCTTTAACCGCCCTGTTAGCCTATCTGGTGAACATGTTAGATAGCGATATCACCAATTCAGTTAATTTCACTTGGGAGCACCCTTACATTGAGCCGGATAAAGAGCAGGCAAGACTTATCCGCGTGCGATGTGCTCTTCATGTTATTGCCATATTGCTAGCCATTTCAGCTTTGGGTTCTTTCTTTTTTGGTATCGCATCTGTGACACAGGCGGTTTCGAGTCTAAACATCTAAAACTGGCCTGACGGCTATGGTTCATTTTAAGGTCGGTTACACGGTTACAAAGTACACATTAACCTATTGAAATAATTGGATTAGGTAGGGGTTCGAGTCTCTCATCACCCACCACCATCCTCTTGTGAACTGTCGTGCCGGATTTTCTGTCTGATGGCTGTTCTGGTTTTTTAGAAACTGAAAATATCACCGAGGTTTTCAATTATCGTGACCAGTATCACGACCCCGGCGATCAGTAACGCAACCCACCAAAAGTAGTGGAAGACAATCGCAGCCACGCCGAAGCTTGTGCCGTATACCGGATAGCGCCAGTTCTCGCGCAGAACACCGGATATCAGTGAAAGCACAACGGCAATCACGCCCATAATCGGCGCGGCCATTGCAATATAGTTCCACAAATTAACGGGTGCGGATTCTGGTTCTGGTTTGGGCAAGCCAAGAAACGATCGCCATGCAGCACGTTTTATTTCTCCGGCAATCTCGCCGATTTGAGAGCCCGCAGACGGCTTGGCTTCAAAAGATGGGCCAACCATCTGAATGAAGACAAGACACAGCGCGAGAGCGCCCAT